AGGTTGGGGAACGAGTTGGTTAGCGGGCCGACCGCACCTACGGCAGGAGGTGTCGTGACGGTGTGTGCGCCGAGAATGTGGGTACCACCCTCTGACCAATACCAGTGTTCCCAGAATAGCAGCAGGTCGGCGGACACCCAGTCGCCCGGTACCGAGCTGACTAGATCCTGGAAGCCAGCCGGGTCGAACCACATGTAGCAGCGCTGGTTGCCATCTACGGCATCGAACTGACCCTGGAACAGGTGATCGTAGCCGTCGCTCCCCTGAGGGCTCTTGTAGGTATTGTCCCCCTTGTACACTCGCCAGGCGTAGGGCCGAATGTTGATCGAGCGCTTCTCCCGGGTGATGACCGGCTGTTGCGCCGAGTGGAGCATCCGATAGCTCCACACGCCCGAAATGGCGTCCGATCCCGTGACCGGCGCGCCGTACTGGAGGTTCTGCCAGCCGGACAGGTCTACGTTGCCCGCTGTCTCAAAGTCGGGGTTCGGCAGCAGGTTCGGCCCGTAGATCGTCGCGGTCGCTCCCTGGGCAGGTCGAGCGGCAGCTGCCAGTCGACGCTCTGCCGTGGACAGCCGCTCCTCCGTCCGGGTCAGCCACTCGGATATGTCGATGGAGCGCGCCACGCGAGTCACTCGGCCACCTCCGGTATTGCGGTGATCTCCGACTCCGGCACCGTGGGGACGACCTGGATTCCGGCCTGGGGGACCGCCTGGAATGTCGAGGACACGGGGATGATCACCGTGCCGTCAATCAGGGCCGGAACCATCTGCACCTTGACTCGGTCCATCTGGCCTGCGTCGACGCTGATCGAGGCGATCCGCACCTGGAGGTCGTAGCCCTCGATGAACATCGGCCCCGGAGGGATGATCAGTCGGCAATCGTCGCCCACGGCGTAGGTGCCCAGCACCGGATCCTCGTCTGCGTCGGGCAGGCTGATTGTGACCGTCAGGACGACCCCGGATCGGGCGGCTTGCTCGGCCTTGGCCTTCTCGTTGAGCGTGGCCTGGATGCTGATGTCGGTGAAGCTGAGCGCGTCCTCTAGCCGCATCCAGCCCGCGCCGTACATAAACTGCGCCTCGTACCGGGAGATCAACGGGTTCGTCGCGTCGGCCGGGTTCGTGCTGAGACACTCGATCACCGTGGTCGAGCTGGCCGCGTCCTCCAGCCAGTACTCGATCTCGCAGTTCACGCCCACGATGAACGTAATCTTGCTATTGGATAGGGTGCGCCCGAGACGGGGGTATCCCACCCGAATCGAGTCGGTCCAGGCGCCGTTGGCACTGAATGCCGGTTCGCTCTTGATGTCCGGCCCGTCGATCACGCCGCACAGCGCGCGGATGGACTCACCGTAGCTCTTGCGGTCGTAACCGTAGTACGTCCGGTCGCGGCGCACCCCGGTGGTTATGTTACCAGTGAGGGCGACGCCGAGGTTCGAGTAGGTGTCCTGCTGCGGTAGGGTAAACAGCGTCGATAGGATCATGGACTGATCGATCTGAGTGAAGATCAGCGTCTGGCGGATGCGACGTCGGTCCCAGTAGGAGAGCAGCTCCTCGCAGCCGATGGTCAGCGTCCCCGAGGGATTGAACTGGCGCTTCCACAGGATGCCCGACCACACCGGCGACGACCCGCGCAGCACCCCCACCAACACGCGCCCAGGTAGCAGGATGCCCTGCATCCCGCCGTCAAGCACCGGAATCGTCGCGGTCATCTGGCCCGCGCTGTTGATCCGCGACTCGTACTGCAACGACGACCAGGGGAGCATCGCTATGATCGCTCGGGTTTGCATGCTCCGCACAACGATCGTGGTGTCGATGCCCTCGTTTGGACCCGTCATAGGTTCGCCGATTGGGTCGTTAGCTGGGCGGTGCCCGCGCCCGACTGAGCGAACAGGCGAACCGTCCAGGTCCCCGGAGGGATAGCAGGCCACTCGGCTCCCACGCCAAGCAAGTCGCGCCGCTCCACCCCATTGAGGTACAGGTGGTAGTCGCGGGTGATGATCAGCCGGTCGCCGGTACCGAGCGTTACACTCAGCGGGAACTGGCTAACTCCGACGACCTCGATCTGGGGATTCTGTAGGATGCCGTCCAGGATACATTCAACCGGTGCGGCCACGTTGCCCGTGTTGGTCATCTGGGCTTCGGAGACCACCTGGCTCAGAGCCGGGTACTGCCAGCCCTTGGGCGATACGTAGTTCGGCGCGCCGGACGCCGCCGTGTAACCGCGAGCGTAGGTGCGGCCGGACAGTCGCCCCGCACCTGCGATAAGCGTCTTTACCTGAATGTCTCCGGTGTAGACCTTGGGGTCCGGGCAATAGAACTCCAGATGAATCTCGCCCAGTCGCCAGTCAAATCCCATATCACTCGGCATAGCCGACCGCCGAAGCTTACCATAGACTTGCCTCCCGTCCGTCAGGACCAGCCGCTCGGTGTCTCGACGCGACGGGCTCATCTGGTACAGCACGGTCTTGCGTTTGGCTTCGAGATCAGCGGGGTCGGTGCCTTGAATCCCGAGGCTGAGGATGATGGTACGTGCGTCCACCTGGTCAGTGCCAGACCAGACCCCGTCCATCTGCGGTCGATCAATGTCGGCCGTCCGGATCGGCGCCATGTCGTCGATGCCGGAGATGTCGGTAACGGGGTACGCGGTCCCCGGCCCGAACGCGAAGTTACGCCATTGGCCCTGCTGGGTGGATCGCATTTAGTACACTCGGGTGGCGACCAGCACCGCGTCGAGGAAGTACACCGCGACTCCGGCCGACAACAGCACCAGCCCGTAGCGCACGATCGGATCCGGCCGCGACGCCACGAACGCCGCGCCTCCTGCTAACAGAAACGCCAGGATCAATAGCACGGTATGTAGTGGACTCATGTCTCCTCCTAAGCGGGGACCAGACCGCCAGCCTTGGCCTTCCATAGGATCTGGTCAACGACGTCCTTCGGGTTGAGCTGGGTTCCGAAGCTGCGAGCGTCGATGTGGGTAGACGGGCCGAGCTGCTTGACCAGTCCGGTCGCCCGGTCGTATGCGGTGTTCCAGTTCTCGTTGCGCAGGTCGTCGGATATCTGGGACACCCCGGCCTTGGCGGTGTTGATCTGGGCGTCGGAGAGCCCAATCCGCTTGGCCGCAGCGGCGTAACCCGGGTCGCCCTTGACGAACTTCTGGCCGTGGAGCATAATCTCGTCGTAGAATCCGGCCGCTACCTTGGACCCATCCTCGGCGACCTGGCCGATCTGCTGCATGTTGCTCTTGGCCATGTTGACCACCTTGTCGAGGGTGGCCTGGATCTTCGGAATCCAGCTCTGCAGGCCGTTGTCCAGGCCCTGCATGAGGAACTCGCCGATCTCGTGCATCAGGCTGGACGGGGAGCTAATGCCGAGCGAACTCTTGACGCTGTTGATGATGGAGATGATCTGGTTGAGCGTGGATTGCACCTGGGGCATCAGCTGCTGCAGGCCGTTGATCAGGCCCTGGATCGTCATGTTGCCGATGTCGTGCATGACCGACGAGGGCGACGAGATGCCAAGCGCCTGACGCACCGGACCGGGGATCAGGTTGGTCAGGTAGTCGACGATCTGCTGGCCCTTGGATTTGAGCCCGTTCAGCAGCCCGTCGATGATCTGCTGGCCCATGGTAACCATCTCGCTTGGCAGATTCACCAGCGCGTTGACGATGTCCTTGCCCATCTGAATCGCGGCGTTGACCACGGCCTCGATCGGTCCACGGATGCCGGGTGGCAGGGCCTCCCACGCGGCGACCACCTTATCCTTAAGCATCTGGCCGAAGCTGGCTAGCCGGTTGCCGGTGTCGGTGACGAACGCGGACGTACGGTCGAGTAGGAACTGGTTGGCCTGTTGCCAGGTGGTCTTGGTGAACTCCCAGCCCTGGTGGATCCCGCCGAGCGCGCGGTTGCCAAAGTCGGTCAGGCCGCCTACGATGCCGCCGATCCACCCCGTAATCGTAGAAATCAGGAACTGGTTGGCCTGGGACCAGATATTCTTGATCCACTCCCAGCCCGCGTTGATTCCGGCCAGCGCCCGGTTGCCGAAGTCGGTCAGCCCAGCGGCCACCTCACCGATCCAGCGCGGTATGTCCTGGGTAAAGAACGTGGTGACCCGTTGCCAGCCCGCTACGATGATGTTGTTCCACAGCATCTCGCCGAACCCGGCGATCGCGGCACCGACCTCGCCCGGCATCGCACCGATCCGGGTCACGAAGTTGGTTACGTCGGTCACGGCTTGCATGAACGACGTACCGACCTTGGTCGCCCACTCCTGGATGGCGGGGATCGCCGTCGACACCAAGGCCATGAACGCCTGGCCCAGACCATCCACCGCGTTGCGGAACGTCTCCGAGTGGTTGTAGGCCACCACGAAGATCGCGACCAGCGCGGCGATGGCGGTTACCACTATGCCGATGGGGTTGGCCGTGAGAGCGGCGTTGAGCAGCCACTGCACCGTCGTCCAGGCCGTGGTTGCCAATCTGATCGCGCCCTGCACCGCGAGGTAGGCCGCCGCCGCCACGTTGAACGCGATCAT